AATGCAATGATGTTAGCGATTGCTGGGTCAACATCTGCAAGTGAGAACAATTCAAGTGCGCGTGTTACGAGAACTGAGTTACCGTATTCTGCAAGTGTAATTGTTGTAGTTGTAGGTGTTGATAGCGCTACTGCATCTGGGTCAGTTGCTTCTGACAATGCTGATGTCGCTGCTGATAGGTCAACGTAGCGTTGTAGTACTACTGTTGAGCCTGGGATTGATTGGTTTGTAGGTGTCTTGTCGGCTACTGAACGAATAAGTGGTTCTGCACGGAGTGCGAACTCAAGAAGTCGGTCATATGCCTTCTGGACTAAACCTGCAGAACCAACTGTTCCTCCAAGAGAGGAGGAGCCTGTGGTTGTATATGCATTTGCCATTTAAGGTATTTTCCTTTTGTAGTTAGAAACTATGATTGGTTAAATCGGGCGTCCTAATATCTGATAAATCTCTTCCGTGCTTTGTGCTTGGTCGAGTCTCATACTTATATCTTCTGCCCTATCAGGTGTTATTGCACCCTGAGTTAAAACATCCTGTTGGCGTAGCGCCGCAAGGTCTGCTCCATCTACTCGTGGTGCATCCTGCTGTGTAGGCATAATCCCGAACAAATCTCCGTTATCTTCTAGCCAGGTATTAACTGACTCTTCAGACACGTCGTCGATATCCTTGAGGATTAGTCGTACTGCTTTAGGATTTACACCCTTTTTTTCTAGGACTTCTTTGACAGTTCGCTCACGCTGCGCCTTGGATAATCCCTCAAGTTGCTCAGTGAGTTCCTTGATACGCTTCTCGTCACTACGCTTTGCTTTCCGCAACTTCTTTAAGAGGTCGCTTCCATCTCCGCTTGTTGTTTCGATATCTGTATCGAGTTCATCGTCTTCTTCATCCCAGTATTGGTTGCTCATAGCAACTCCCACCCTTCTCTATTAGTTAGTTCGCAAGCCACAGGTTCCAATCGGGGAATCAGTCTGGCTCTTGCTACCAGTCTTATACGCTGATGGGGCTGGTATATCCATCAGGAATTTATTTATTTAGTACGCGCCAGATTGTGAGAATGTATGTGGCGGAGAACCCTTGATTGTGCCAGAAGAAGCATTGAATGTAGCTGCTTCTGCATCAGTAAGTTTTTTACGTGTACGTTGTGCAGATGCTAGTTGATTGAATACATCTTGCTCTGCAGTTGACTGGTCATACTGACCAACCTGTCCATAAATTTGGCTAAGTTTTTCAGCTGTTGGAAGATAGTCAGCAATGGTTGCGTAACCCTTCTGTGCCATGCCCTGGTCGATACCTTGTGCAGCAAGCTGCTCAGATACACCAACATTGGATTGTAGTCCCTGCTTTCCAGCAGCAACTCCAACTTCAGCTGCGGCAACCTGACGCTGAATCTTTGTAATCTGCTGATTAGGGTCAAGGATATAGGCAACTGCATCTTTAGGACCAATGCCATAGTATGACTGAAGCTGGTTCAATACAGCAGGGTCTGCGTTTTGTACACGTTGTGTAGCAATTGATACTCTGTCTGAGAGTTCCTTTGCTGATACATCGTTAGCAATAAACTGCTGTACGTAGTCATCAGTTGAAAACTGTGTTAACCCATAACTGCGAAGTACCTGACGGTATCCATCTTCTAAGTTAAGGTACTCTGCTGGCTGAAGGACTTGAAGTCCTGCTTTGAGGCGAGCATCATTAGCCTTGAAGCGTGTCTTGTATTCGTCAGTACTTTGAAGTCCTAGTGTAATGGTTGCTTCTGTAGCACCATCAACTGCAAGTTCTTTAATCTTAGAAGCTAGTGAGCCAAGGCCATAGGCATTGAAGCGAGCAGTGACAACATCGATAGCTGACTGACGTGCTTGCTGTTTAGCAAGTGCAGCTGCTGCTGCATCTCTCTGTTGCTGAGCAATCATCTGCTGTAAAAGCGCATCGTTTGTTGAAGAACCTTGGTTCTGAGTTAAAACATTTCCCTTTGCAGCCGCAAGGCGTGCGGCCTCTTCTGCTGCTGCTTTTGCTTTAGCAGCCTTGTCGGCATTGTCTGCAGCGAGAGCTGCGTCTGCATTTTGTTTTGCTTGAGCTGCTTGTAAAGCTGTTTGGATGTCAGAAGAAGATGCATACTTAAGTGAGTCAATTGTGCGTTGGTCTGCTCCAGCTTGTTCAAGATAATAAGCTGCATTAGATGCTTCTTCTGCGCGACGAAAATTAGTTCCACGTGATATATCTGCCATTACGCTAGTCCCCAATCTCTAAGAACTTTGAGCGATAGCGTGTCCATTGTATCGCGTGCATTGTTTGTGTATTCCCACTCTTTGGAACTACGGAGTTCCTTTTCGAACTGCCAGATTGGCTTAACGATAGCCTTACCATCTGGTCCTACGTTCTGTAAAGCGCGGCGTAGGAAAGGGTTATTGTAATCTACTGAGTCTGGGTCAACTTCAAGAATGTTAGCAATTGATGTACGGTAGGCTGAAGCCAAGGAATCTAATGATGTTCCTTTTAGAATCTGCTCAGAATAGGCTGGATAAGCAGATGCTGAATCCGTTTTAACCTTATTCTTTAGTTCATCAATTGTAGTATTACCACTGAAGATATCAATTGACCATTTGTCATACTGTGATGGGCTGTATGTCATACCAAATGAATTGGCAAATGTCTTAAGAGCATCAGCTGTTCCTAGCGCATCTCCGCCTAGTTGCTTTGTTCCCTTAGTAGCTAGTGCTTTAATATCAAGTTGGTTATCATCCCAACCACCAAGGTAGGATGCTTCTAATGTAGCGTCATCTATTGTGCTGATGCCTGCAGTAGTTAAGCGTTTGCGTTGAGCAAGTTTGTATTTTTCTAAACTGTTAGCATAGATGCCAGGTTGTGATTCTTTCTGTAACGTTCTATCACTAGATGTTGAAGAGATTGACTTATAATAATTTGTTTGGTAGTACTTAAGTTTTGCTTCAGCTTCATCCTTGTTGGGACCATAGAGCAAATCATATACTTCTTGCAGCTCGGGGTATGCTTTGATAAGGGAAGCTGATAGGCCGAATGTAGTTGTGTCAGCCATTACTTACCCCACTTTATTAATGTATCTGCAAAGTTAAGGCTATTAGCCTGTTGAATATCTGTCTGTACTGCAGCGTCGCCAGTATCAATCTTCTTATTAACGGCAGCTTCAAGGCGTGTTGCACTAAACTGTGGTGTATACTCAGAAGTATTACCAGTTGTTTTCTGTACCTGTCCAGCATCTATAAGCTTCTGAGCAATCACTCTAGTATCGGCTAGTTCAGTCGCACTTGGGTCACGCTTAAGTTTTGACTGATAGATAGCACGAATGCTTGCATCAATTACCAATGGGTCCTGCTTAAGGACCGTCTTGTTTGGACCAGTTGCAGCATCTAAACCAGGGATTACATCTGCTGAGATACCTTTGTATAGGTCAGCATATGTCTTTACGGTATTATAAATTGTTCCGTAATCGGTAGTTAAAACTGTTTTTAAATCTGTTTGAGTCTTAACTGACTTGCCTAGCTTCTTCATTAGTTTAGCAAGAGAAGTTTTTTCTGAGCTGGATAGTTGGTCATAAAGACCAGTACCAGCCCCAGGAACAATCCCATCTATAATAATATCTGCACCCGATACACCACGTTTTGCAAGTCCTGCTTTAATCTCATCAAGCATTTGCTGATATGTTTTATCGGTACCAGTACCTGGCTTAAGAACTGTGCTTGCTCCCGTTGGAGACGCTGGTACACCCTTAGGTCCTACGCGCTCAGTCATTATTCTCCCTCATAAACATAATCGAACTTATCTTTAGCAAAATATCTATCATAGAATTTTGCAAAGTTTGTATCCTGTAATTTAAATTGTGCTACTTTTGAGCGCACTTGTTCTTGTAACCATGCAGCACGTTTAGAATCAATGGTTGTTCCCATAGCATCAAGCTGTGCTTTGACTTCATAACGATAGTTAAGATAGTCGCTAGTTATATGCCAACGTGAATTCTTTGATAAATCTTTCCACATATTGTCATTATTGATAGCAATAGTAAGGGCGCGGACTGTAGCTGCCTGACGGCTAGCTGGACCACCGAATGATTGTGCCACATATTCATTGTACCACATCTGGTTAGCAGTCTTCTGTGCAGCAACATACTTGTCTTTCCATTGTGAAATAAGTGTAGCACCGTACTTATCAAGCGGATTGATACCAGCTTTCTTAAGTGATTCAGTTACTACTGTTTCGACGGCAAAGAAATCATCCCAACCCTTAGATACGATAGATGAACGGCTAGATTGAAAAGCATCTGATACATCTTTATACTTTTTATTAGTTCCAGGAATTGTCTTGGTTTGCAAATAAGCCTGTGCTGCGCTTGAGAATGCATAGTTATCATCATTAAATATAGCACCGAGTACAGCAATATTTTTTTCTCCTACTGCTGCTGCAATTTGTTGAACTACATTTTCATTTTTTGTTACAAGTTCAACTGATGTAGCATCACTGTGCACACCAGATGTATTGTCAGATAGTCTGTCAGCAAGAAGAAAATACTCAGGATAATCTTGAATAAACTTTTCTTCTCCCTGGTCTCCAAATTTAGTATTATACTTATTCAATAAATCTGCATAAGCAGATATTGCGGTTGTATAACGAGGTTGCAAAGGCAGAGTCAATGATGAAGCAAAACGCAAAACTGCTAATTGAAAAGCCATTCTTTGTGCATTTGGTGTAATAGTATTTGAAAAATACTTAGCACTTGGTTGAATACCATTTTCTGCAGTATAATCTACACGTAGTTGTTTATTAAACATATCTACATCTTTATTAAATTGGTTTGGTCCAGCAATTTTAAATTGAGCAGCAAACAATTGACCAGCCCTACGAGCTGTATTGAATGTTAAAGCATTTGCACTATTAGATTGAACACCAAATGGTAGCAACATTTGTGTTGCTGCATTCTCAATACCAGTTTGTTTTGCAAACTCATTGAACAACACTGAACCTATAGGTCCAAGTGATACCATGTTACCACCTGTTGGGTTATCTGGATTAAACCATTGGAGTGGCAGACGTGCATCAAGCCCAAGCATTGGTAAACCTACACTGATAGTTTTATTACCAAATGCATCTTCTTGTACACTAGAAACCTGCTCAGGCAAAGCTGCTATCTTAAGCTTTTTCATGATGAACTCTGGGTTCTCCATAGTGATACGCCCATATGCACGGAACTGTTCAATGATAGCAGGAAAAAACGCCATTAGATAGTTAACAATACCATTATAATTCATATCACGGTGAAAAGAGTTAATCTTTTCGCGGTATTGTTGGAGTGCATATGCACGTGCATTACCCTCGAAGCGTGCTTTATCAGCTAAAGTTAAAGTACGATTGTTAGCATTGGCTAGCCATACTTGTGACTGAAGCTCTTGTTCATACTTGGCAACAAAGTATGGATTGTTAGCAAGAAATGAAGTAGGTTTTGTAGCAAGTGAAGTCACAAAATCTTTAGTAATTCCTCGTACGTTGCGAGTAAATTCACTTGTAGCTAAACCATCTTTAAGCGCATCAGTAAATACTGGTGGTCGAGTTTCTATGTCTGGATAAATTTTCTTTAGCTGAAGAATTGTCAGCTTGTCATTGAGTATTAGCTTTGCCACCTCAGGGTTAGTAACATACATATCAACATATGCTTTTACTCTGTCATAGACTTCTGGTGCATGGCGAACTGAATCAGTAAATCTATCTATGTAGTTAAAGTTTTCTTTTTTACGGAGCCAATCGACTCCTTCTTTTTTTGATTTTCCAGCAAGAATTTCTCTAGCTAAACCATCAAAACGAATTTCATTATTAAGAATTGACTCCCACTCTTGTAAGTGTAGTTGTTCTTCTTGTGGCATAACTGAACGGCTATTGCCACGCATTCGCTTCTCGTTAGCAATAGCGAGTTCTTTAGTACTAGCTAGTGCACGGCGCAGGTCGGTATTCATTGTTATTTTCTGACGGAAGATATATCCAAAGCGTCCTTCAAGGGCTGCCTCAAACTCAACACCATTAACAACAGTCTTCTTGCTACCCACGCGAGGTTCTTTGATACCTGAGACAAGGTTAGCTTCTGTAGCACGAAGCTTTAGAAGCTCTTGTGTTGTTGATTTTCTTGCTTCAACTGCATCTAAAATATTATCTGGAATCTTTTTAGGTGGGTTAGCTGGGTCATATTTAGCGCGCTTTAGCTCCCTATCTAATGATTCAATTAACATCTCACGGTCTTTAATGCCCTGTGTAATAACCTTCATGTTTTTATCAGGGTTAACCATAGCACCAGTAAGTTTGCGAACACGAGAAACCGAAGGCTCGGCCTTACTTAATGACATTACTGTATCATGTCCAAGATTTTTAAGCATGTCAAATAGTACTAAGTCTCCCCATCCACGGATGTAAGAATCGCGCACTACGTTAATTGGAAAACCAGTACGAAGCAAGGTTCCTGTGCGCCATATAGAGTTGATTTCATTTGCAAGTAAGCTTATACCATCTTGAGCCATATCAACACCATCAATAGCTTTGCGTACAACGGGAACTTGTGAAGTTGAACCAAGACGTTCTTTATAATCTTTAAATGCTTTGTCTACGAACTTCCAATCAGGTACAAATCCACCGTTGGCAAGCTGGGTAATAAGTTGTGGGTCAGCAATAACAGGACCAGCTGGATTCTGAGGGTCATTCATAAAACCTTTTTTAGTTTCCTTAGCTATTGCTGCTTCATTTTTGGCAAACCTATGGTTGTTATTGTATTTTTGAATAATTTCTTCTACAATTACACCAGGAAGCTGATACTTTTTACCAAGAAGACGCATGCCTTCTGCAGCATATGAATCAATTACATTCATTTTGTCAACTTCTAGTACGGCACGTGAGTATTCATTAGCAACTTTTAGGTTGAGCTCAGGGATTGATGCCCCGTACTTTTCTGCCTGGCGTAATGATGACTGCAAACGTGTAGTTGCTACAATTGGGTCGTTAAAGTTAATAAGTTGTTTAGGGGCGTCATCTGAAATTCGGTCAATAAAACGAATGGGTACAGAAAGCGGGCTTTTCTGGTAGAATGTATTGTAAATTTTGCCAACGCCAGTTTCAAGTGCTCCAGTTATCGGTTGTGCTAGCTTACGAGTTGTAGCAACTTTAGCAAAATCATTGCGAATTTTTTCGACATAAGCCCAACGTGATACTGTTCTGTCTTTAAATTGGCTATCTACCTCAAGCGCTTGGTCAAGCCAACGTACTTCTTTACGAAGTGAGTCTATCTCAGCAGAAACTAACTTTTTATTATCAGTAAATTTCTTAGAAGCTAAAAGAGTTTTGCCATCAAATTTAAATGATGCAATTCCATCTCTTTCAAAGTATGTCATTGTATCTTCAAGACGCGTAAGTTCTGCAAACTTAGATGTACTTTTATCAGCTAGCTCAGCTAGAGCGGTTGGGTCACCATATCCTATGCGATAAAGAAGACCAAGGTCTTCTCTTGTAGCACCTGCAAATAGATGAACTGATGCTTGTCCGATTTCACTGTCAAATTCTGGACGACGGGCAGCAGTTACTGGGTCTGATTTTTGCAAGAAATCAAATACTGGTGACATTGCTGTTTCTTCACCAGCGACTGTGCGTTTTACCATATCAATGGCTTGAGCCTGGCGTTCTGCTACTCGACTAATTTCGCTTTCACCAGCAAACACTTTAGAAAAACCATGAATTGGTTCAGTGATTGGTTTAGTAATAAGTTTTGTACGAGCAATACCAAGAGTTTTTAAAGCAGCCATATCTGGTCCGACAGTTGCTTCGGCTCCAAAATTTGCAAAACCCGATATGATTGCACCGATACCCTTAGTATTATCTCCAAGAGTTTCCCAACCTTTAATATGACTAGCAAGGTGAACTACATCATTGCCAAAATTATATTTTTCTTGTCCCTGTTGCGTACCTGCATATTTAGCGGACTTGTTCAAGTCCTTGCTAATTTGCTTTCCAACGTCAGATGCTAAAGCTCTACGTTCTGCTCCACCAATGGCAGCAGCCCCAAGAGATGCTCCTGGCAATACACCAAGAGGGCCAGCAATTGCAAATCCTGCAACACCACCAGCTACTGCACCGAGTGCAATATTAAGGCCAGCTAAAAAACCCATTCCAGCATTTTTGCTAGATACGTCACGAACAAATGCGTAGTTTGAGCGTACGTCTCTTGCTCCAGCTTGAAGTAATTTACTTGCTCCACCATTTGTCTGATTATCAATTTCACGAACTGTAAGTCCAGCCGCTACTCCAGCAGCAGCACCTATGGGACCACCCACCCTAAAACCAATTACACCAGCCATGATTTCTGGATTGGCTCCAGCTATGTTAACAACAGTACTACGAACGCTTTCAACGGTATCATTCCATCCCCCAGGATTAGTTGGAAGACTGCCAGTCATGTCAAGATTAGCACCAAATTTTAATCCCTTTTGAAGGGATGTGTCATTTGGAGAAAGACTTGGAAGAGGTCCAAAAATTTTATTGGCTCGCGCCATTGCATCCCATTGGGTCACAGAATAGTCCTTAAATATGCAGCGTATTCTTTTGTGGTATCACTTACGCCAGGTTGGTTTGCCCAAAACTCAATGGTTGGAAAGTAATCACGAATCATCGCTTCTTCGGGGTCTGAAGCTTTTGCTTGGACTGGAAGTGCTAATTCATTTGGGTTGTTAGGTTGTCCATATGGTGTTAATCCAGCCATAACGCTTTCATTTGGATTAGCTGTGCTAGCAGTTACTGGGGTAACTGGAGTAGATTCCATTGGTGGAAGGTTACGTTGAGTTGCTTGACTAGATGAAACTGATGATACCGCAGCATCACCTTGACTAATTTGATTATTAATCTGCTTGTTCTGCCCATAAGCAAAACCTTTGTACTTGCCAGATTGGCCAGCACCACCAGTTCCTGAAACATTAGCAGGATTGTACTGTGGTCCGCCGTTAGCGCCTCCGCGATTTTCAGCCATAGTTCCTCCTACTTAATAAATTGTGTTTTAGTAATGATTGGGCCACTTGTATAAATGTCCCATTCTGTTGCAATCTCGATTGCTTTGCGTACTAGCCTTTCAGCTTGAGTAACATTTTGTACATCATCAATACCAAGGGCCGCCATAGCTCCAAGAGCAATCGGGCTGCCAGAGCCAGAGTAATAGATACCACGTATATCGCGGTCCCAAGAGTAATCCTCAAAGATAGGATAAATAGTTCCACGAATGCTGATAAGAAATTGCGAATCATGCGATGCTGCATCCCCGTCTTCTTTCATGTCATATCCCGCATCAATGAATGCTTTTCGCATTGATGGTATAAATTTTTGTGTCATAAAAATATCTAAGTTTTCAAATGCTGTAGGCTTTGGGGCTTTCCAACCAAACTGTAATATGTTTGAACCTCTACCTGCACCAGAGCCAGCAATAAGTGCTCCATTATTTTCAACAATTTTGTGTGTGGCCATCTGCATTGGACGGCCCTCTTCATCAGAGCTACGTGAATCGCAACCCATTACAACCCATCCATTACCCTGGATAGCAGCCAACGTTGTCATTGTCCCCTACCTTTGCTATCTAATTCGATGTTTTGAACGGATACTTGCTGTTTCATTACCATTGCTATTTAAACCAGATAACAAACTCATAACATCAGGAGTTGGTTGTTGTGGCGGTTGAAGTGGAGAAGTGCCTCCTGCTGGAACGCCTTCAGGAGCAGGGGACGGTTGCTCAACTGATTGTGGTGCCCCAGCAGGAGGAACTGGTTGCTGCTGTGGCGCGAAGATTTCGCTAACGACTTCTTCTATTGCCTGTCCCTTTTGGCGTGCCTTGATTACAGCAGCAATCTGACGCACTACTTCAGAAGCGTCCTGGCCTTGCATTGCCATCTGTGGTATCGCTTGAGAGAGTGCAGTAATAGAACCGAGAAGTGAATCTCTCATCTTTTCGATTTCAATTTTTTCTAGTTCCTGTGTTACGTTAACTGTGAATGGTAGTTCACGCATAGCCATATCTTTAGAAATAAGCCCTCCGCCAAGAGCTTGAAGCATAAAGATAAGTCCTTGTGCAGGGTTGAGTCCTGCAAGCATTCCGTAACGCACATCAGCAGAGTAGTCCTGCTTAATATCCTTTGAAGGCTTGTAGACAACTTCGTATGGTGAACCTGAGTCTACGCCACGAATTGTTTTTTCTTCTGGATAAATTACTTCATCAACTTCAAAACAAAGTCGGATTACATCACGAAGTGCTGCAGCAAAAATAGCTTGAGCTGATTTGACCTGTGTATCAAATGCTCCCATAAGAGCCTGTACACCTTGGCCAGTTACAACAGATGCATTAATGTTTCCCGTACGTGATTCAGGATAACGAGCACCAACACGAAGTTCTTGGTTGAGCAATGTCTGCTCAGTGAATGCACCTTGTGGTAGATTCAAATCTACACGGCGCACACCAGCTGGGTTAGCTGTACGAATAACTGCATCGCCACCGAGCTGAAGTTCTTGTACATCTTGTGGAAGTACGATAGGAGCTTGTACAGATTTTTCTGCAGCTTCCATAGCAAGCAATGCAAAACGATTGCGAAGCAATTGTATACCAAGAACATCATCAAACTGTCCACGAAGTTCACCATCAATAGATGGTTTGCGTGCAACAATAACCATCATCTTGCCAAGTGGGTTCATTGCTTTAGAAAGAACTAAATTGTTTTTAGATGGAATAAAGATAATTGATTGGTCTTTATCGTAGTAACGAACAAGTTCAACTTGCCCATTTAAATCTTGCTTGTAACCCTGAGGTCCAAGAAGCTGGCTATCATACTCTGGAAACTGTGAACACAGTTCTCCAAGTGTCATCATATAACGTTTAACAAATGCAACGCAACGTCCATAGCGGTCGAACTCTGGGTAAGCACCCACTGGGTTTTCTATGCGGATACGGGGCAATTTGCTTTCTTCGTCTAATTCAACAATGAAAGGGACGAAACCAAATGTGATATACCAGTCAGCTCCTGAGTACATCTGTACAGAAAGGTCTGAATGTTGAAAATAATTTGATGCAATACGAGTGCGCTTGTCAGCAAACTGACGGGCTTTATCGGATGTTTGGTTTGCAGCTGAACAGTTAACCGCTGGAAGCGGTGCCATGACCTCAGATAGGTCACGGGCTACAATGTCAATAAAGTTTGCAACTACGTTAGCGTCTACACCTGCTGGAAAAAAGTCAGGATAAACTTCAGCAATTTTTCCCTTACGCACTGCAAGAACATCAAGGTTGCGTCCATCACGCTCAGTGTTGCGATAGCGTAGCGATTGAACGCGGGCTGCAACCTGTTCCATAGATAGTGTCATCGTGTATTACGTCCTTGGTTTCTAATCTTTTCCATCTCGTTGGCCTTGTTGGCGCGAGCACGGTTAGCCATCTCTTCAGCTGTAGGCTTCTTTGCTTTCAATACTGCCCTTGCTTCGTCAATAGCTTTTTGAGCTGCAGGTGAAAGCTCACGGTATACTTTAGTAACATTGGCTGCACCTTTGCCTACAATACCAGCAACTGTACGTGGGACTCCTCCACCTAGTGGAACTTCCCCAACTTTCTTTTTCATTAGACCAGCATTAATTGCAGCAGTTGGGTCTAGGTAACGACCTTTGCTATCTTTGTCTCCTGCTGCCATTGTTATCCTAACGATTTGAAGGGAAAAAAATTACTTACTACGAGTTGCTTTGCCGTTTTGCCAAACCCAGTCTTTACCGCCATATGAACCACGATAAACATTCTTATCTGCTGTAGTTCCTTCTTTACCTGGTTCAACATTCATCATTGTTCCCATAGTATTTTTTAATTGGTTTAGTGCTGTTGGGCTTGGGGCTGGTGCTGGTGAATTTCTTGGTTTATAAATTGGAGTGACTTTTGAGTGGTCTGTTGCTTTTGTTCTATCTGCCATGATATTTCCTATCCGTAGTTTTGAGACCATTGCTCAGCAAAGGCTTCGTCGAGGTTAATTGAACCGCGTGATGACATCTGTTGTCTTGTTGCCCATCGGTTTGATTGGTACTGACCTACTCTTGATGTATTTTGCATTAGCTCGCGCACTCGGATGATTGCAAACCAGAGAGCCATCACAGTGTCTGTGGGGTTTTTTGTATCAGGTTTCCAAGTAATCAATTGCTGTACAAGGGTCTTGATTCCCTCTGAGCCATCGTTACTTGGTATCTCCATAATGTTATTATCTTGGAAACGGCCATCGCGGGTATTGCCAAACAGCATAGCCATAGATGCTACACCAAAAGAAGTGTCCCATTTATTTTTACCAGTAAAGTGTGAATTCAGCTGGCAGCCATAAGAGGCTAAAAAGTTTCTTAAATTCTCATCCAGAGCGTAAGCTTTTTGGTGAGCATTAATTTCAATACGTAGTTCTTGGGGCTTGTACTTTTCAACCCAGTCTTCAATTAAATGTTGAATTTTATCTGGTGAAGGCTCGGTCATATTTACGCAGTCAAGAACATAAATCTTACCATCAGCTTTGTTGTATGTAACTACAACAGCACCAGTTGCTCCTGACATAGCAGGGTCTAGTCCGATAACAGTGTATGTACCATCGGTTGCTCTAGGGTGTCCAGGAGTACCAGGTTTTAATGGACCACGCTTTCGCATTCCATTGATGCTTCCTGCAACGCAGGTAGGGGAAAAGATTGAATCTTCGGTGACATCTTCTTGCTGGTAGACCATAGCCCATACAGCGGCAGAGACCTGAGAGCGACGCTTAGAGAGCGAGGGTCCATCCCATTTGGGAAAGTTCCCATTGGGTAGTGTGTCATCTTTGGCATTTTCCTGTTGGTCAGATTCTGGCCATAGGGTTTTCCACTTGTCTGGCTTCTCATCAAATTCTAAAACTGCTGGCATTGCACAATATGTAAAAGGTGCCACTCCACCAGACCATTGTTTTGGGTCACGGAGCATTTTGTATAGGTCCACGGGCGCGACACGGGTTCCTATAATTATTAGTTTTCCGTGCCGCCCCAGGCGTGTGATAACTTCCTTTTGGAGCCATTCAATTTGTTTTTCCCATTCATGGGCATTGGCTCCCATCACGGCGTCATCAACGATAATCAGGTCAGCACGAGCACCGTAAATCTGTGAGCCCATACCAAGGGCTTGTACGGTTGGGTCCTTCTCGCCTGAGTCACGTCCCGTACCTAGGTAAATCATATCAGCAGACCATTGTGTTGCATCGGCCTTGTATCCGCCGTTAGGACCGAAGGCCGTCTGCAACTTAATATATGCTGGATGTGAAAGTCTTGTCTTGATTGCCCCAAGAAACTTGCGTGCCATACCCTGTGTTTTAGAGACAATAATAACTCGTGTGTTTGGGTCAGTCACAATTTTGTATGTAACATAGTTTGTGGTAATGGTGGTTGACTTAGCATGCTCAGGTGGTACGTTGATAAGTACTCTATCAGGTTCACCTGGCTCGTAAGTTATACCAGCTGGCATCCAGCTAGGTTCGCGGCCCTCCATCATGTCCAGCCAGTTAAGCTGGTGGGGAAAGAGCTTGGAGTCTAGGAACTGCTCGCAAAAAGAGACGAAGTCGATATCCTTTAAATCTGCTAAGTCAGCCTTGATGCCTTTACCTTCTAGGCGAGCTTTGTCGGAACGTTCCTTGAAGGATACATCTGAGGCGCACCACTGGCGGAAAGTTACGTCATTGCGCCCCACGGTCGCCATAGCGGCTATCACAGTCGCTCCCTGGGCTAGTGCCATCAGGACGCGCTCCTGGGCCTCGCCTTTAGGAATGTCTTGTTTTCCTGGCTTTCTACCCATCAGTTAATCCCCTTGTTAATCGCTTGTATAACGGTCCCTGTATAGCGATATAACTCTCCCATTATATATAATTATATATATAATATATAGGAGTCGCGGAGTCTTAACGGAGCGACTCCGTATGTAATACATTACATAATAGATAACCTGTTCAAAGTGCTAAAACGAACACATCTGACTAAAGTATTTTTAAAAGGCCTGGTCAGGTCTATATATTGCCCCCTATATAATATAACAGAAATTTATTATGGGATACTATATACGCCCCTCGGGCGCATTTTTAAGCATGTGGGGTCATTATCGATTTATCGACATATAGATTTATAGATTTATCGACAAATAAATAAAGAGATATAGCGGTAGATAGATATATGGACATATCGACTATCCATGCCATGTCTTAAATGTCCGTTTTGGGGGGCTTAGTATATTTTAATATACCTTGTACCATGATGCCCACTATGTCGGATATGTACCTATTGTCCCTATGTATGGGGTGTGACCTATCTCACACACCCTATGTCCGACATGTCCGAATTGTCCTCTTGACAAGCGTGGCAAGGTAGGGTAAAGTACCCCCTATCAAGTTAAGCACTAGGCAAGTTTAACGACACGCCCGACACGCTAGACTTGACAAGGTAGGGCAAGTGTGCTACACTTACCCCACTAGCACCCCCCCAAGGGTGCAACCGCTAACGGGGTTGGTACTGTTAGACTTGACAAGTGAATATAGAGTGTGCTAGACTAGTTACTAGTAACAGTAGGTCGCCTATGGTAACACTACCGCACTTTATTACAACTTGACACGCGCTAGATACTATGGTATCTTATAGGCTCGCTACCTATTAGCGCACTAGCCTTGCATGGTGCAAGGTGGAAGGATACGACATGACCTATAACCCTTATGGGGGGTTAGGTAGTATCGTAGTGACACCTAGTCACCCTATAGTAACTAGTCGCAGACTAGGCTCTACAGGGTGGAGACTACACGACACCCCTAACGGGCGCGCCTTTAAGCGCACTCGTAATGGTAAGGTGACAAGTAATCGCCCCAAGGTGACACGCGAACTACCTACCCTTGATGAAGCAACAGCACTAGCACTAGTGGCTAAGTTGGCAACCGCCGAAACCACTACCCTTAACCTTAATATCCACAATAAGTAGGATACGCCACGCCTAGCGATAGGCTACATAGGTTCACGACCTAGCGTGGCACGATTTGACAAGGTGTCAAGTCTATGCTATACTATGGCATATCAACGAGAGGATATGGCACATGACGGCAACGCAACGCATTACTGCGGAATTGCGTGCTAGTGAGTGGCTCGAATCTAGGGAGAGTGCCAAGGCACTATTCCAAGCGAACCTACTCGCTACACCATGGCAGACCGCTACCAAGCGGACACGCCTTAAAGGATTACAGGAAGCATGACTAATACAGATATGCTTGCAGTAATCATAGCCCTATCGGTGTCTATGACACTAATAGTGACTACCACCCTAGCCAACGCTAGACTTACTCGCAAGGTCGAGTACCTCAAATTGCAACTGCGCAAGCATGGACAATTTGACAACTAAATAAGATTATGCTATACTACACCTACAACATACAGGAAGGGGGTGAGTAGATATGGCAGAAGAAGTAGAAGATATTATATGTAGTCTATGCGACCAAATCATAGATGATGAGACAGAGCGCGCCTTTAATGACGGCTCTATTGCTTGTGAGAATTGCACTATATGGTGCGAATCTTGTAGCGACCTATCATCTATAGACGACTCGATTAATGACGGCAGTAGTTACTATTGCTCGGACTGTGGTAAGAATTGTGAGCGTTGTAATAGTGCCTTCTCAGGCGACGATTACTTCGTTGATAATGAGTCATGGTGCGAGTATTGCTACGAGAATAACACATTCTATTGTGAGCCTTGTGGCACTAGTTATAGTGACCGCAACGATTACTATTCCGTAGGGGATAATACTTGGTGTGATGACTGCACTAGTCGTCACGCATGGTACTGTGACGATTGTGACCAGTATAATCGTGAAGGTGATGAGTGTTACAACTGTGATAATACGCAGGGTGGCACTCCATCTATCGTTGGTCGTGACTGTAATTGCCGTAAGGTTATACACGAATACAACTGCAAGCCACCGCTAGTATTCCATGGCGAGTCCAAGAGTGGGCTCTACATGGGGTTAGAGTTGGAGACACAGATTCGTGGTGGTAGCCTAGACGGGGCTGCCGAATACGCAACCAACGCTTTACTAGAAAATAAAGTCGGTATCATCAAGCATGACGGCAGTATAGGTCGTGACGGATATGACGGCTTTGAGATAGTGACACAACCACATACTCACTTGCAATATAGGGAGCATAGTGATACACTATGGAATATAATCAACACGCTACGCCTAGACTATGGTGCTAGGTCATGGGATACTAAGACCTGTGGCATACATATCCATGTCTCTCGCGCTGGCTTCTCAAGTGGTGCGCACATGCACCGCTTCATATCATTCGTGTATTCTAATGCAGAATATATGATGAAGTTTGGTGGGCGCAAGTCCGACTATGCTAGGTTTAATGATGTCTATACCTTTAACCAGTATGACCAACCAGTAAAGTCCTTTAAGCATAAGGTTGGAGACCCAAGCCGTAACAATACGGAAAGATATTCTGCCGTCAATACGCAGAATCGAGACACGCTAGAACTTAGGTTCTTTCGTGGCACTATGAATACCAGCACTATTCTATCGGCACTTGACTTAGCGCAAGCCATGATAGAATACACTAGGACACTACGACTTGATGAAGTCAAGCTAGGTGCGCTAGACTGGACATGGTTCGTTGATTATGTACGAGACAACAACGGACTGTATCCCGACCTGTACTCCCGACTCTATAAAGTATCGGGCGTAGATATAACCAACCCAACACTAGAGAATGCATGAGGTGATGTATGTGTATACTTGTAGTGTGTGAGCCTGACAGCACACCCACTAAGACAGACCTACAAAATGGTGCGTGTAGTAATCCTCACGGATATGGCTTTGCCATTATCGCTGGAGATACTATCATATCAGAGCGTAGCATGTCTGCTAAAAAATCTATTGCAAGATTCTTGGAATTGCGTAAGCAATATCCTAACGGCTACGCCATGTGGCACGCACGATACGCTACACATGGTGTCAAGAACGAGGCTAATTGCCACCCCTTTAAGGTTGGTGATTCAGACTTGACATACCTAGCACACAATGGTATACTAGATGTAACGATAGAGAAGTCAGACAAGCGTAGCGACACCAGAGTATTCGCAGAGGATACCTTGCCACTTATGGGTGGCGTGTCGGTACTTGACAATGACACAGTATGGACTATGGTTAGCAAGTGGGCAAGCGGTAGCAAGATATGTATCCTTACCTTAGACCCTAGTGCCAAGCACCAAATCTACCTAGTCAATGAGAACTTAGGTACATGGGATAATGCTGGTATATGGTGGAGTAATCAGTCGCATAAGCGCACCACATATACCACTCCCTCTACAGTATGGAAAGCACCAGCAAGGGACTTAGACAAGGCAGAGCAACTAGCCTATGACTATGCACTCAAGCACTACTATCAAGAAGAAGGGGAAGAAGTAATAGACCTCTGCCCTAACTGCGAGACACTCGTAGATATGCATGAGAATCCATACTACTGCAACATGTGTGAGATATGCTTCGACTGTGATACCAGTATCATAGACTGCCTATGCTACACACCCGATAGACAATGGTCAAGCAAGAAGGACTATGACCTGTTCAGCTAACTATAATTCCACATGGATAGTCTATGTGGGGTAACACCAACTAACGAGAGGCAATACAATCATGTCAGCAACAGCAATTCAGAATATCGCAGATGAAATCTCTGCACTAGCAAGCGAAGTAGCATACCTTGCTATGTCAGTAGACACATCATCAGATTACCCTACACGGGGTACAATTGTGAAGGCTCTGCCTACACAGAATCGCTTTAAGGCTAAGTCAATGTGGGTATCATTGGGCGACGGTACATACAAGCACTTGACTGGTGGCAAGGGTCTCATCACAACCCATGCTCGCCTTGACGGGTATGTCTCGACTGTATTCGAGGCGTAACCAACTGACCTGAGCATGTCATCAAACTGCTCATCTTTATTATCAAAGAAAGGATATACCATGCCAGAATTCTTACATGAAGTTGTTCGCAAGCGCGAGCGCAGTTCATCAAATCAATCAAGACTTAGTGGACAATATGTTTGGGTCTATGGTAATGTATATGCAGACACGGCAATAGCTGGTATACTAGTGCGCGACGAAAGATTCATGTCCAACATTAGATACTGGGTTGATGAACCATCATGGAATGTTATGAGAAATGTATTCTCAGACATAAGTTGTGATGAGCATAGGTGGATACTAGATGTGTCAGATTCAAGCATGTCTAGGTTCAGATACGCTTGCATTAACTGTGAGTCAAGACACGCACAAGAAACGAGAGGATTAGTATGACAGAACGCATTGTACTATGGCAGACTACAATCTATGATAAAGATGTAGCCAACATGAGTGAGGATAAGATTAAAGAATTAAGATTAGAACTAAGCAGAGCTGTCTATGATATCTGCTGGAAGTATGGAGTGCACAACTAATGGCTAAGTATGTAGTTATATGTGAGGCAGAGAACTGCGAAGCAGAGAACGAGGACTGGGAAGATGACGGTTCAACATACTGGTTCACATGCTCGACATGTGGCTGGGACAACGAGGTGGTGCATTCACCATGGAAATGAGTAGCATGCAAGGGATATGTATGACACACCCTAACCCCGACCTATGGTTCGAGGACTCGGGTGACTTGTTCGAGAAGCGTTTAGGTAGCACTAGCCCTAACAAGAAGTTCGAGGAGCGACGGGCCAACATGCTCATAGCCATGGAACTATGTACTAAATGTCCGATTCGTACCAATTGTCTATCCGAAGGTATGAAGGAAGAGAACCTAGACTACGGCATATGGGGTGGCTTACTACCAGGTGAGCGCATTGCACTTGCCGATACAACCAAGGCTTCGACAGACAGGAAGTATCGTATGGTCGTAGCCCGTAACATTAGGAGTCTCGTTAAATGAAATCAATATTCTTCTTGCTGTTCGTAATGGTCAGCATATTCTTGTTCACACCTACATCAGAAGCACCAACTAAAACATATACTATGCAGGCTTCTTGGAGTAAGGCAGACAGCAAGGCATATGCAAGAGACCAGTTAAGTACATGGCAAGAAGAACAATGGTCATGCCTTAGTAATCTGTGGGGCAAGGAATCCGCATGGAATCCTAGAGCCTACAATAGCGTCAGAGTTATGGGGAAGAACGCTGGCGGTATACCACAGTTACTGGGGCTTGACCCTACTACACCAGCCACGCTTCAGATAGACCGAGGCTTGGCTTATATTTACTACAGATATGGTACGCCATGTGAAGCATGGCAATTCTTTAAGAAGCATAGTTGGCACTAATGAACAACGAGAGGATAACTAATGGCTAAACATATTACGGAGATGAAGCCTGATTACACTCAGGCTATGGACATACGCGGTAAGCCAACCGCTGTGTGCCCATGTGGGTGTGAGATATGGAATGTTAAATGCAAGTTCGACGACGACGGTGAGATTGACATGTACTTCTTAGATATGGAATGTGCTGAGTGTGGCACACTAGCTACTGCACCTACACCTGTGGACTTAGAACCTGATAAAGATATGTCGGCATGCACAAGGTGCGAGGCAATGTATGAGACAGAAACTCTAATGACAATGGGTGACTGGCTTGTATGTGAGATATGTTGGGGTGACTTATGACCGAGTTCTTACACGAACTAATCAAGAAGCAAGAATGGCATGCACATGTACAGGAACTTCTTGAGTCAGACCCGTGGCAATACTCAGAACCACCACCACCATTCACTGGTAACATTAACATGCAGGAACAACGAGACACGGGACAATGGTCACGCTAATGCCCAACTATGAGTACAAGTGTGACGATTGTGATACATCAGAGGAACACTATCGCAGTATAGACGACAGAGACAACTGTCCTACTTGTCAGTATTGCACACGACTGATGCGCAGAATAATCCATGCGACACCAGTTAAGTTTAATGGTACAGGATTCTATTCAACAGGAGGATAGCATGGGAATGCAAGACTTGACAGCAGAAGAAGTAACTACTATAGTTAAGAAGTATGTATTAAACTGGGAAGATTATGAAACTGAGGATGATTGTATCTCGGATAACATGGATGTTCTTTTTGAACACCTATGGGAAGATGAACTAGATGATGAACCACTAGAAGAGTATGAGTTTGATGAAGAACTTATAGATGAATAGTCTAAAGAACTTCTTCTTCGCCCTCATGGGCGCTAGTATATTGTTCTTCGGTGTCGTTGGCATCTACCAATTCACTTGGTTCATCGCTGGTTTTATCGGCGGCGTCTAAGTCAATCCATGGTTTCATACCACCCATTAGCTTAACAAGTTTGCGTATTACTCTCGTTGTACGCATGCGAGTAGCGTCAGGGCTAATGAGCTCAAGCTCTTTGGCAATGTCAGCATACTCCATAGACTCTGCATATCGTAAGAAGAGTAACTGTTTGTCTTCAGTACTTAACTTATGGTATGCGGAGTCTACTTCTATCATCATAGCTTGCAGATTCCCACCCTCACTAGGTGCGCTGGGACGTCCGGGCCTACCAAGATTAAGTTTATGAGTTACTCCCCACTCATCACGCAACACAGCAGGAAGTAAGGCTTCTACAATTACTGGGTCATAGTAATATAAATCAGATACATCATAGCCAAGAGACTTGGCCTTTTGATACTGACAATAATCTAGTGCATAGTTACGAAGGCTGCGGTAGATAAGGTTCTTTGCTTCCTTACCACCCATTTCATTCCATTCCATAAACTTATTTATATGTCCAGGAAACCATTCATATAGTGTCTGACGTATATCTTCAAGTTCAAGAAACTTAAATTTTCTGTGATACTCGCTGGCTACATGTACTACTATGTATTCCCAGGGTTCAATTAGCTTCCAGTCCATCATCAACTTTCTCATTCTTATACTTGCGACTCATGGTTAGTAAATCTTCTACTGTAATTAGATAGCCCTTGCTCTTGTTAGGTGGTATCTCGCACGAGATTTCTCTACCTAATTCAAGTACACCTTTCTTAAGGATATGGGTTGGTACAATGATAACCGTTTGTTCCAATACGAACGCCCAGTATGCAGCCTCGGTAACTGATAAGCCTGACGGCTCCCATGATTTAGACTTCATGAACCAACACTCAACCTCAATGTAAAGGTTGTTAGTAATCCACCATTTTCTATCACGCTTTACTTCGACAGTTTTACCACCAGTAAGTAGTTCTTCTACTAGCTTCTCACCCTTACGGCCATAGCCGAAGTCCAAATCAAACGATGACTTATTAGTCATTAGGCCACTTACCTCTCAGTACTAGCAACCCGATGATTGCGTAGTTTGCCATGTCCTTGAAAGAATCCTCAAGGCTTTCGTGCTGTGGGTCTTTGCCATTATCTACTAGGTTATTAATACGTGCAAACTTATCCCACATGCGCACACGTAGGCCATTAACTGGCCCACCTGGGCTACGCGAAATGTTAGTTGGACCATAATCATTATGCTTAGTAAGCAATAAGCTTTCTAGTTCTTGAAAGGTAGCTGCTACATCGCATGCGAAATCCGAATCTCTAGTACTAACTGCTGGTTCTCCATGCGTACTTGCGTCACCGTAAAACCTTGATTCGCCAGGTGCTGTGTAATCTGCCATATCAATTCACTCTCCACCTTCGAGTAACTGTTTAAGTTCATCATCTATTTCCGCCATGCTGGAACCTACAATCATATCTTCGATGACTTCAACAACTGTCGATGGTTCCATCTCAACAGTAAAGAGAGTCATGTACGTATCTTGTGCTACATTTTTAATTTTCTCGGGTTCATCAGCATAACGATAGAAGCAACGCAACAATGAACCAATCATCAGGCGATAGCCATTAGGTAGGATAAGTGCTGGGTCGAACTCTTCATCTTCCTCAAGCAGATGGTCTGTTGCATCAAACACATTATCAAACTGCTCGCCACATTCGGGGCATGGTTTAATCGGCTTCATTAGTTAGCCCTGCTTTCTCTCGGATATAGTCTGCACCGAACTTGACGTAGATAGAATTAACATCTTCGCCGTCTGGCATGGAGACGATAGTAACTGGAAGTTCTCGGGCAAGCCCTGCTGCAAATTCTTTTCCAGGCTGGTCGCCATCAGCGAATACAAATACTCTTTCAAAATCTGCGAGTAATCTTGTGTAGTGTTTCTTCCATGAGTTCGAACCTGGAACTCCAACACAAGGGATACCGACGCATCTACTGAGCGTGATTGTATCAAGCTCTCCTTCACATACGCCAATCCAATCACCCGCCCTTTCAATATCTAGTACGTTGTACATCTTAGTGTCACTACCAGTCATGCCCATGTACTTGGGCTCAACTGCTGGGTTCAAACTTCTAAATCTAATATCAACTACACCAGTCTTAGTTACATATGGTATAGCTAAGCGTCCAAGGTATGCTTCATGTCCTATCTCAGGCTCCGCGACTACGCCTAATCGAGCCAGCCGTGCTACCTCTATTGGAATACCCCTGCTTGCTAGGTAATCTTCGGCCTGATAAATGCTTTCCTGGTACTTGCGTGTTGCTTGTCCCAGCAAATCCTTCTGCGATTCTAGCTGCCTCACGTATGTCAACTCCTTCCTGCATAGCTACGATTTGTAAACTATTTCCTTGTACTCCACATGCAAAACATATAAAGATATTCTTATCTAGGTTAACTGTTCCTGACTGATGACTATCACCATGGAACGGACACCTTAGGTTAGCTTGGCCATGGTCACGCCGTAGCGTTGCACCGTAGTGCTCAAGCACAGCCTTGATTGAAGGCAAGTCACTCACCAAAGATATCTCCTAACCTCAGTACTAAATATGAATCTGCTATCGACTTACCTCTTGCCTTGATAACCAGTGCAGGTAGAACCACTTCTTGTTCGAGCGCTCTTGCATCCGCATAATTTTTCGCTTCTGTCTGCGCTTCTTTTGTCCATCCACTAAGGCTGATTGCGTTACCTGCTCCTGGTGCTTTACATTCAAGGATGCCAATGGTTCCTCCAATGAAATCTTTGCGGATAACAACATCCCCTTCATCTTTGCTACCTCTCCTTGCAAGGCGTTCAGCGTCGTATCCAAGTCCTCTAAAGTATTTCGTGATGTCTGTTTCATATGTTGCCCCTCTTGCCTTGTGTGATTTTCTAGTTGTCATTCTTCTTTATCCAAACTTGATAGCTATCGACTAGCTGAGTGTATTCACCAGTATGTGTGCGTAAGAAATTATCAATCGCTGGCTTGGGTGTAGTGTCGGGTGGTAAGTCCTGGCCCCACAGATAATCATCAAATGCAAGTATGCCACCGTCCTTCAATAACTTCCATGCACTATATGCATCTCGTTCTACCTGAGCAGATGTATGGTCTCCATCAATGTAGATGAAGTCAAACTTCCCTGCAATTTCTCCAGTGAAGTACTTGTCACTAGTCATCTTCAGTCTAATAACCTTTTGATACTTAGTGATGCGTGCTTCATAATACTTCAGCACTCTCTCGAAATCGATAGCCTGATGCTCGCGTTCATCTGAACCAGCCCATGTATCAACATCAATTAGCACACACGTTGGATGTGTTAAAACATTCTCACATAACCAAACACTTGCATCACCTGTGTATGCACCAATCTGTAGGAACCTAAGGTCAGGTTTGCCATTAAGGTGAGCAAGCTGGGCCTCGAAGTTATACTGTTGACCAGCAAACCAATTAGGAAACTGTGTCATGCGTTCTCTGGAATATCATCGATGAACATATACTCAGGGTTGAATGCAACCCAAGTCATTAGTCCTCCGCCTGCATCGGCACGACCATATCTGTTCTTGACAGGCGCAACTCCCATACTTGTCCCGACAACTCCAAGCGTACAGATGAGTGCGGGAAGTTGTGCAACCTTTCCTTGGATAGCACTTCTAGGTTGGCACGGAGAGCCTTGGATAGCCTCCGATGTGTGATGTAAGACAACAACTGCTGCATTGGTCGCTCTAGCAAGGTATTTCAACTCCTTCATAATCGCACGCATAGATGCGAATTCTTCACCACCATCGGTGGCTACGTCCATTAGGTTATCTACTACAATAAGAACTGGAGGACAACCCCATAGTTCTTCAAATGCTTGTACTTCTTCATCAATGTCTTGCAATGATGGTGCTGATTCAAATGACCATACAATGTGTGCGCCTCGGGCAAGTGTGGCCTTAGTCCAACCATGGTCAGTATTCATGAGTGACTCTACATCACCTTGTGACTTACCTGAAATCATTGAGGCTAATCGCATAGCCATAGTGTGTGCGTTAGTATCTGCTGAGATATAAAGTGTTGGCACTCTCATCTTCAAAGCTAATGCTAATGCCAGGGTTGACTTGCCCACTCCTGGTGCTGCTGCAAACATCGAAACTTCAGAGCGCCGTATGATAATCTTATTGGATTCGAACGCTTTGAAACAACTAGGGAGCGGTTCTCCACCGATACTGGCACGGCCAACGCTTCTGACAAGTGTACGCATTGTTCATTCCCTTCCGTAAGGATAGAACGTAGCCACCATTGCGGTGTGTAAGGATGGCTACGTCCAATCATATCTTAGTTAACTGGCTTGCATTGGTCAGGCGTGCCCTGTGGTGTTGGACATGCCCAGAAAGCGTAAGGCTTCCCACTTGTCTTGCTCACTCCCTGTCGGAAGATTCGTGCCCCGTGAATGCACGTCGGACTTGCTGTCCCCGCTGGCGTTACCGCGGATGGTGGAGCTCCAACGGATGCTGCTGCCTGCTGGATTGGAGCGGAGAATTGCGATGGCGTTGTGCCTGCTGTTGAACCAGTGGTCCCCAAAGGGGCCGCGTTGTATGCACCAACAATCAATCGCTGTACTGATGCAACCTGTGTTGAGTAATCTCCAACACCTTCAAGCAATACGCTTAGTTCGTCGGCCGTATTGGCACGCACGTTAATCATATCCCCTGCTGGTGTCTTATAGGAGACTTGTAGTTTCCAGTCTTCGTTCATCTGTTATCCTATCTTAGTTGAGAACTGACAATGTGCGGTCAGTCCACACTTGTATTGGCAATTGTTTGTGTTCGGCAAGAAGATACCTGCCTTACGTGCTTTGTCAAACCCTGATACTAAATACTCCAACTTCTCCTCTGTGTACTGTTCAAGGTTAACCAACGGTGACACGCCGTGTTGGCGTGACATGAAGTATGTTCCCCACTTGATATCTATACCAAAGGTTTTCATCAAACCAATCTTATAGAAACCAAGCTGTAGTGTATTGGAAGGCGTAGCCTGTGATGTCTTCAAGTCTACGATGACTAAGTCACCATTAACCTCAAACACCCTATCAAGAATCATCTTGACTGGTACACCAGCAAACTCGGGAATCATTTCGAGTTCGATAGCTGGAACACCTTGCGGTGTCTTCCATATCTTCCAATCGGTATTGGCTTGTCGCCATTCAATGTAGGCTTGTACCCAACGAGGACCAGCTTCGTGCCAAAAAGCTTCGTTCTCTTTATTGGGGTTAGCTTTAGTAGCCCTGCCACCAACACGTGCGTTGGTTAGGTCAGTTGTACCAAGCTCATCGGCCCATGCTCTAGCCCATAGTTCCTGTATCATGCATTCTCCAAGTCCCATAGTTCGGTTGCTCGGTGGAATGCTGAACCACCTACCGACCAAACAGATGGTTCCTCTGGTATCATCATCAATCTACCAAGGTAGTACTGATAACCACAGTCGACATAAGTCGAGAATGCTGAGTATGAAACATGCTCAGGTAGTTTATATTCTCCAAGTTGTATCATCGTGGGTGTAGTATAGCATGGGTCAGGGTCTATGTAGGTAAGCAGCCTACCTGCACGGGTCAGGTTCATCTGTATAATTAAATAATAATATATTATAAAGACCCCAAAGGGGTCTTATATATATTATAATATATATATTATAATAGGGGATAAAATGACTGAAGTAATTGTAGGCTCGCTAGCTGCGCTAGCAATTCGTGACATCGTGTACGAAGCAGTTGAACGATACAACCACTACCGACGACACAGGGACTTCGAAGTATTCGTTGACCTGCTTGAAGACATTGACGCTGACGAAAATTAAATAATATTTGCCTGGAATATAAGCCTGTGGTCGGCTGAACGGTGAGGCGAATATATCTCTGTAGAAGGCGTACGATTCCTATCGCTGAAAACACAAAAGGACCCCCTTCCATAGCAGTGATGCTAGGGTTGGGGGTCTTCTTGTCTCTATGGCCCAGCTAAGGGCCTATATGAGGTGGTTTACTTCTTGCTTCCGATGCCAAATTCCTTGGCCTTAGGGTCGAGAGCCTTCCAAATTGGCGCGATGAACGCTGATAGGAAAGCATAAACCAAAGCTTTAGGGTCTGTAGTTCCTGATGCATATAGAGCTACCACTGTAGGTACTGCTGCACGTGCATAGGTTGTTACAATTGCTGCGATTTTTTCGGTATTCATGTATCTCCTTAGGATTTAAAGACAGGTTTACCAAATCCCACGACGTACACAGGTAGTGACTTCTTGAGAGCTGGGCCGTTCTTTACTTTGTAAGCACGCTTCTTGAGGCAGACTTCTCCTCCGTTGCGCTGGTCGCCCTTCTTATCTGGGCTTGTGTTGCCTTCGATACAGATGACTGTTCCGTCACCGTTATCTCGGACCACGATTCCAACATGACTAATGCGGTCAATGCCATCATTGGGAAAGTCAAAGAAAACAATATCCCCAGGAAGAGGAGTTGCTTCATCTACTTTTTCCCAAGCATTCTTTTTAATGAACGCTTGAGCTCCCGCCAACGTGCCAACCACATTAGGAATCTTAAGTCCCACTTCATTTGCACACCACATTACGAACGAGCCACACCAAGGTAGGAAGTTAGCATTAGTGAAAGCACCGTACTTAGTCTCGTTATCTTTAGGTCCTTCAATGACACCGACTTCCTCACGTGCCACCTTAATAAAGTCATTACGCTGACCCATATTAGTCCGCCTTCTTTGAGTCTACTTTAGCAAAGGCAGCGTTGATTTCATCTGCATCTAGCTTTCCATCAGCAAGAAAGAAGCGAGCTAACGCTTCGATTACTGTGGCTGCACCTAGTGCACCAGCTAGTACGGCTGCTTGCCATACTTCGATACCGACTAGAGAACCAGCACCGATGACACCAAGAGATTCAGCTGCGATTACCGCAACGATTCTCATCATTACATTTTTAAATGTATCCATTATTCGTCCTCTGAGTTTCTTAGTTTATATGTAACTCCCCAGATGATTGTCGATGCAGCAATTGCATACCCAACAACCGTCTTGGCAGAACCGTCAAGGACTACCCAGGCAATGAACATGCCGAGGAGAGTCCACAATTGATTTGCTATGTCTGAAAAGAACTTCTTCATGGTTTCCTCCGATAAGCTGCAGCGCCAGCAGCAGCGGTTACTGCAGCCTGTCCAGCAATTTGGCCTACGATAACCGCAGCGACAACAGTCTTCTGAGACTGTGCTCTTTCTTCAGTACTCATATCAGCACCAATTGAACCTAGTGCTAAGAGTGCCTGTGCTGGGTCAGTAAAAATTGCATTGATTAATTCTGCTGGGTTCGCAAGAACCTCTAGCGCAACAGCAACTTCTGCTGTGATAACAACTTCGTTTCCATCCTTGTCTTGACGGACTTCAACTGGTGTTTCAGGTGGCAAGTCAGCATAGGTAAGTCCAGCTTCCTGGATAGCTTGTGCTGTCACGGGTTCCCCGTGTGCTTGCTCAATGATTGCTTGTGCTACAATTTGCTTTTCCTCTTCGGTAGCGTTCTCGCTTACCTTGAGAGGTGGTTCTTCTGGTTGTACACTTGGTTCAACCATAGGAGGTTCAGGTGCAATATCAATTACAGGTTCTATCTCAGGCTCTGGAGAAGGTTCTGGCGCAGGCTCGGGCTCTACTGCAGGCGGTTCCTCAGGGGCTACCTCAGTCTCAACTACGGGCGGAGATTCTGGTTCAGGAACTGGAGCGGGTTCAGCGACAGGCTCTGGCGGTAGAGGTATTTCTTCTGGAAGAGGAGCAACTTCTACAGGAGCAGGTTCAGGAGCAGGTTCAGCGACGGGCGTTGGCTGCGGAGAAGGCTCGGGCTGTAGAGTTGGTTGCACAGGAGCTGGAGTTGGCTGAGGTTCCACCGCAGGTGGGGTTGACGGTACTACAAGTACAGGTTCAGGAACAGGAATAGATGTTGCCGTACCTGTGTCTATTACTGTCACTGTCTCAGACACTAACGTGGATGTATCTATATTACCAAATGAGGTTGAAGTATCAACAATCACAGTCTGAGTATCTTGCATTGTCACAGTCTCGACTAATATCGGACTTAGAGAGGGCAAGGGTTTTGGACTGGGACCTACAGTAATGGGTACTACGCCATCGTAATACCAAATTTTTTCAGGGTTGTTAGTATTAATAAAAGTTTTATAATCAACTAATACTGTCTGACCCGTTGATTCTGCACTAGCAGATGGACTCCAAAAGAATGATGTTCCTAATAGAATAAAAAATACTGCGTACTTACTTGCTCTTGTTCTCACAGAGTAAGATATAGATTTGGTCAACGCGTTCTTCCAATCGGTTCACTTGGTCTTTCACGGAACCGCCCCCATTTGGTTTTAATTCGTACAAGTAATGCTTTACTAGCCATCTAACAAATGCAGCAAAGCCTGCAAGTATTGTCATTATTGCTACGCATAACGCTGCATAATCCTGCGCTGTCATTTATACTGTCCTAATCGTTACTTGAATTACCCCACCGAATCCGCTGAAGCGTTTATCGGGTGGTGTTCCACGTGTGAACTGAATCTGTTCAATAACTGCTTGACGAGATTCACCAGTGGTAAGGTCTTGCCAGGTAAGTACGTCACCTGTCTGTTCAATTTCTTCTAATGCTAAAACTTTTTCAAAGGCTTTGCCTTCATATCCAATCATTGAGTTGTACCTATCTGTTTCTAAATCAAAACAATAAACAGGGAACTGGATGACACGTTGACGTGGAGTAGCAATGGTTGCTTTAGCCTGGTATCCCTTGAACGTAGGACCCTTTGTGCTATCTGTTCCATCACGATACAGAATAAATTTATAGGCTACATATTCTTGTGCTGTAGCGGGAGATGAAGTACCTACCTCAATAGATGGAACCGATACATCGTAGGAGATATGGTCATACTCAACACCATCTTTGTCTACAGTTTCCAGTGTCATAGAGCCATAGGTAAAGTCACCACGTCCCAGTAGGCGCTTAAAGTTTTTAGGCTCAAGAGTTCCATAACGAATGTTACCTGTAGTTAAGTATCCACTTGTTGCTAAATTCGTGGTTGATTGGATTGCAATGCCATTACTGCCAGATGTTGTAAATGCTATTTGATTTGAAGTTCCAACAAAATCAACACTTGTTGCATAGCCAGTAACACCATCAAGGTATGTATCTGTAGCATAGGCAAAGCGCAAGGTATCTATTTCAACATCAAGGTTAATTCTATATAGACCAGCATATCCATTAACGCTTCCTGTTGCCCATACAAATGAATCCCTAAAAGCAAAGTCATATCCAATATTACTTGATTCAATAACAAGTGGACCATAGGTTAGGTCTCCATTGGTATCTGATATTGCTGCTACTCTTATACCTTTGTTTGTTCCAATCACTAGATATCCTAAGTATGATTCAATCTTGTTAACATACTCACCGATAGGTAGTTGTGCTGCAATGATTCCCGATGTTAGGGTTGGCATTACACCTGCAGTTGATAGTACAAACTTGTAGATTGCTGAAGTTGCACCAGCATATCCGGCAGCATAGATAGCAGAGCCACCCTCTGAGATAGATGTCCAAACCCAAGAAGTATTAGGGTGTGTGTATATAGGTGTAGGCAATGTTGTCTTAAGAAACTTACCAGTAGTTCCTGCTGTAGTTACAGTAGCAGAACCTACAACATAAGAAAATGTAGTAGTAGAGCCAACAGCAGTAACGGTTGCAGATGTATTATATGCTGCAAAAGGTGAAGGCAAATCGGTAACAGTTACAGTATCACCAACAATTAAATTATGTGCTGCGCTAGTTGTAAGGGTAACAGTACCGGTTACTACTGCAGCATTATTAATTGTAGTTGCATAAGTTGGTGAACCAGTTAATTCATAAAGAGAATTATTTATAGCACCAACAAGACGTTGCTTAACCCAACCAAGGGTTGCACGTGTTCCAGTTACATAGTATTCAGTCCAACCAGAAGAGGCTGCATTAATTGGACCAACATATATATGGTCATTGTCTGCAACAAACAAACGTGTTCCATCTGTTACTACTGTGCCTTCAAGTATGTTGCCAAGGTTAGTTGGGGCATAAGTTGTTACTACTGTGCCATCTGCTTGAAAAGATTTTATTGTTGAACTTCCAGGAATATATCCAATTACCACATCAGTACTACCGGATACCCCAGAGATAAGTTTATAGATGCCGCTAGTTACACCAGACATATTTGATGTCTGCTTAAGCAAGGTAACTTGCCCCTGTGTCCATACATCTACATTGCTGCTATCTGCAAAACGGGTATATCTTGTATCGGCTGCACTAAAAGAACGCTGTGTATCAAAAAACTTAATACCTGTACCAGAGTGGAAAGATGATTGAGAACGAATCCACCAGCCAGTTAGAGATTGCTCTCCTGGTTCAGAACCATTGTCAAACTGGTCTTTCTTGAAAGGTGCAGTCTGACGGATATAAGGGCGTGTGTCATTGATTGCATAGAAGAATGGGAGTCCACCTATGGCTACGTCATAAGACATATCGGTGTTCTGCCAGATTGCTGTAGATGAAACTACACCTACGTCAACTGCGATAGAGCGCGTGGCTCTACCTTCGGTTATATCTCTACCCGCCAAGGTACACCTCCACTATTTGTATTCTTTATTTGCTCTAAACATAGTCTTGTATCTGTCAAAAAATTTAGTAGACAATTTACTGGTTAAATTTGCTTGTTCTTTGATTTCTTTTTCTCCACCAAATTGCATAGTCCAAGACTCACGCTTAAATGGTATGACTTGAGCAATGGGTGTTCCCTTAGGAATCAAACCTTCAAACTCTGGGTCTTTGATTGTAAACGGAAAGTTAACTGGAGCATAATATTCATCTGTATCTACAATTCCTGGAAGGATTGCAAAAACTGACTCACGGTGCATAGGTTCTACAAACATTGTTGAGTACCCTTTGGGGGTGCGAATAGCCCAGTAGTTATTCCATTTAGGGTAAGCGTGTCTATTTTTTGCTGGATGATTTGGTGCTTGTTCAATAGGATGAAATGATATTAACCCTAGACTAGACCACTCAAAGAATTGTTCTCCATCTTTAATGCTTACATAAATGTCAGCAGGAGATGTTATAATATAACCAACGTTAATAGCATCAAAGACTGGCATACAGCGTTTAACTGTAGCCTTAGTTGCACCATCTCCTGTAGGTTTTTTATCCCCACCAATGTATGATTCCATATTTTTATACCAATCTGGAATAAACTTGGAAGCAGGTTGTGGCTGCTCCAAGTCATTGAATCCAGATATATTTGTAAATGTAATATTCATTTTGTCCCCTTAAATGATTATTCGGTTGGTTGTTCTATCGGAATAGGTTGTTCAAATGTAATTCCATCGTATCCTAAACCAATAGAAGCAGGATTTTCATTTGTATATTCAACACAACTTTTTCCTGTAACTTCATCAGCAATAAATTTAGAGTCAGCAAGAATTGTATTTATTACTTTTCCATCTTCAATAATTGCAAAATTTGGCATTTATTAAAATCCTCTCAAAATATAAACAACACCTGGAGAACCGGCTGCACCATCAACTTGAGAATATCTTGGACCGCCACCACCGCCACCACCTGCACCATAACCTGTTCCAGCCACTGCGTTTGCAGTCACGCCGCTAGGTGCACCTGCGCCTTTACCACCAGTACCAATGCCAGAACCTCCTCCATTGCCACCATTTGAAAAAGACGATACACCCATTCCTCCACCGCCGCCGCCGCCATTGGTTCCACTTTTAATAGAAAGTCCAGGATTTGTTACCGCACTTCCTGCAGAACCTGAACCATTATTAGTAGCGCCACCCGCTCCACCACCTGTTGAACCACCACCGGCACCAGTATTAGTACCGTTAGAATAATTAGTAGAACCACCACCATTACCACCATTACTTGTTGCAAGGGCACCAAAACTAGTTGCTCCTCCAGCGTTACCGTTAGTTGCGCCGGAACTATTTGAACTAGTACCGCCATTTCCTGCGGCACCAATAGTAATAGAAGTTGCAGTATTTACATATCCTAAATATGTTGTAGGGGTTGCGCCACCCCCGCCTCCTCCACCATTAAGAGCATCAGCCCCACAACCGCCACCGCCACCGCCACCGCCACCAACAGCCATAACATAAAGTTTACCCGTTGTGTTGTAAGTTGATGTAGTAGTAACTGTATCGAGTGTTCCAGATATGCCGCTTGCACTTATAGAGGCAGCAGTTTTTGTAATAGTAATAACGGTACTAGCAGCGTTACTTGAAATATAAGCACCAGTTGCAGCACTAGCAAGATTTAAGGAAACAGTTCCAGAAGATGTTACCACTGTAGTAATAATTGATGAACTATTATAAAATGATACAGTAGCAATATCGACTGATGGTGAACTTGTTACTGTATAAATACCAGCATCAAATGTTGTTGTAGTTGAATATTTAGTATTTGCATCTGTAGGTACAAAAGCATTTGCACTTGAAGCGGCAGCAGTTGATGCTACAGGAAATATAGTTGTTGCCATTAGGAAATCTCCACTCCGCTGATATGAAATGTAGTTGTAGTTACTGAAGAAAAACCAGCAATAATTTTAGTTGTTGCTAGTACTTGTTTAAGGTCAAAACTAAATACAGAGTTGGCTGCAATGCTAACTGCTGGAAGAATGTTAATTCCATCTAGTGTCATAGTTGCCGTTACTGCAGCAGCACTGTTATTAGATACAACAATGTTTGTTACTACTGTTGTAGTTGATGCCGGTACTGTATATAGAGTTGTGCTTGTTGTGGCTGCTGCTGTTCTAGCCAGCGCCTTAGTTGTTGTAGCCATTAGTTACTACCTTTCGTGTTAGAGGGCACCCATAAGATTGAGTGTTTGATAATCTACAATGCTGCCAAATGCTCCAGAAGCAGATAATGTAATGTCTCCTGATGCTGTTACTGTTCCAGTTAAAGTTGGCGCCGCAGCAAATACAAGAGCACCAGTACCTGTTTCATCAGAAATAACACCGGCTAGTTCTGCTGAGGTTGTAGCAGCAAGAGTAGATAATTTATCTGTTGTCACTACCAAAGTCTTAGTTGATGGAATTGTTGTTCCATTGATAGATGTGGCAGTAGCCACACCAAGTACAGGAGTTATCAAAGTAGGGCTAGTATCTACTACAAACTTAGTTCCAGTGCCAGTTTGAGATGCAATAGAAGTAGCAGCACCAGATGAAGTAATAACTCCAGTCAAATTGCTAGGAGCAAGTACTGTTGTATCAAGATAATTTTTAGTAACAACATCTTGAGCATTGGTTGGATTTCCTACACCTGTAATTTTGTTGGTTCCCATTGCAATTGCGCCTGACATAGTACCGCCAGCAAGCGGTAACATTGTGTCAGCATAAGCCTTAGTTGCTGCATCAGTTGATACAGTAGGAGTTCCAAGACCAGTAATCTTGTTAGTACCCATTGCAATAGCACCAGACATTGTTCCACCCGCTAGTGGCAACTTGGTAGCAATAGAGTTGGTTACTGTTGTAGAAAATGCTGCGTCATTGCCAAGTGCCGTTGCTAACTCATTAAGAGTATCAAGAGTAGATGGTGCTGATGCTACAAGGTTAGATACTGCAGTTCCAACAAAGGCTGTAGTTGCTACTTGAGTAGTATTAGTACCAGCAGTTGCTGTTGGAGCAGTAGGTGTGCCAGTCAATGCTGGTGAGGCAAGAGGTGCATAGGTACTTGATGCTGTGGCTGTAGCCAATTTAGAATCAATCTGAGTCTGAATAGCAGAAGTTACACCATCTACATAACCAAGTTCAGTTGATGAGACAGTTGAAGATACAGCAAGTTTAGTCCAGTCAATAGCAGCAGATGCGTTAATATCAGCATTAACAATAGTTCCGTCTGCAATCATAGTACTTGTTACGGTACCTGTATCTGCTAGTGTTACAGCAGTTCCAGAAATTTTAGTCTTTGCAATTGCTGCAGCAGTATTAATATCTGCATCTACAATTGTATCGTTGGCAATATCAGTTGATGTAATGGTTCCAGTAAGAGCCAACTTTGTTTTAGCAATAGCAGCCGAGGCATTAATATCGGCATCAACAATCGTGCCATCAAGAATCATTGTGCTTGTTACTGTGCCAGTATCACTAGCCTTAATCAGAGTAGCACTTGATGGAATTGTCGTTCCGTTGATGCTAGTTGCTGTTGCTACACCAAGTGTTGGAGTTACCAGTGTAGGGCTAGTAGCAAATACATTTGCACCCGTTCCGGTCTCATCTGTTAATGCTGCTGCAAGGTTTGCACTCGATGGAGTTCCAAGGAATGTTGCAATGCCAGTTCCTAGTGCAGTAATACCAGTACCACCATTGGCTACTGGCAATGTACCAGTTACGCCAGTTGTAAGTGGGAGTCCAGTTGCATTGGTTAGTACTGCAGCAGATGGAGTTCCAAGTGCTGGAGTTGTAAGAGTAGGACTTGTAAGTGTCTTATTGGTAAGCGTCTGAGTATCTGTTGTTCCTACAACAGTTCCTGTCAATCCGTGTACTGCAGAGGCTGCTTCAATATGGTCATTGGCTTCTTGATAATCTCTACCAATTGCCATATGGCGTACTACTGCACCTGCTGAGTGAGCCTGTCCGGTAGAGCCATCAATGTTGCGAGTAATGGTAAGCGTGTTACCAGATGAGTAAACCGTAACATCTACAATTTCTTCAAGGGCTGTATCTGGGTCAATGACTACCGTATATGTCTGGGTTCCAGTAAGTGTCTTACCACCCATCAACGATGAACCAGATACAACAGACATCGTTGTGGCTGATGATGTCAATGCTGCGGATAGCGTTGACTGTTGTGAGCGAGATGAATATTTTCTAGTTGTCATTGCTGGTCCTTATCGGCGGGAGTAGTGAACGCGGGGTGGAAAGTTGTTTTGCTGAGCATCAATTTCTTCCTTAAGACGTTGGTTGTAAAGTGCATACAGTTGCTTTGTTGCTGTCTGTGATGCACCAAATGGACGCTTGGAGTCAGTCTCATCCGCCTGAGGGCTGACTTGTGCTGCACGTGCTGGGTCAAGGAATGAAAGCAGACGATAGGCTGCGCCCAAGATGACAACATCTTTTGTTGATTCAGGAAGTCCTGTTGTTGTTGTATATACTTGATTTCCAGTAAGAGTTATTGTTGATAATTCACTAAAGGCGCTGGGTGTAGTTGCATACATAACCTTGACTGTACGACCAGCAATTGGGGCTTCGCCTAATGTAATTGTTTGAACCGTATCTGTTCCAGTTACATACCCAAATGCTTCAGGATATGCAGATGCATCAAAGTCATAACGTCGTATTGGTACCCATTCTTTAGATGGACCAATTGATTGCCAGGCAATACTTAAAATATTTTTAATTGATTTATTAGCAAGAGCATAAGTAGATACCGCTGCATTAAATGTAAAGTTGTAGTTTTGCACAGCATAGATGCTAGAACCAATTGAACGAATTGTGTCATTGATTGCACGCTTGACTACGTATTTAGGAAAAGTTGGTGAGATTGCTACCTTTGCTTCAGCAGCGTGGGTGGCTGCTGTTGTCCCAAGATAACCACGTCCATATGGTGAGATAGTTGCAGTATTTGATACGCGGTCAAAAGAATCTACCCAAACAAGTTCTTCGTCAATTTCAAGAATGCCTTTACCTACTGAATCTGTAGAGCCAAGGCTCAGGGTTGTAGGTGATGCAATGGTTGATGTAGTTGTTGTAACTGCAGTCTTTAGGTATGTACTGCGGTCCTGTTGGAATGTGTACCCTGCAAGATTAATGAGTACCTCATTGGTCATATCTGCAAATGTTGTCATTAGTAGTTGATGCTCCTTAAGGCTGCAGGGGCAGCAAGCCCAGTTGTTCCGGCAAGTTCATTACAGACTCCATCAATATCTTTGAAGTTATCTCTAGTACGTGAAGAAGATACTTTGATATTCAAAGCACCAACGGTTGCAAGACCGGTAGTACCAGCCCATTTATTGGCAGCGCCCTGTGCATCAAGATATTTAGTAATATCAGTAATGCCTGATAGCCTGTTAAGTTCTGCAGTAAGACTGCTACCTGCTCTGCCTAGTGCCATTAGTTAACCTTCCTTAGCGTTTTGGTACAATTAAATTTGATTTCTTTTTCTCTTCTTTAACTCCACCAAAGAATGCATTGTAATAGTGTTCGTCAAAAGAGAATCTTTTTATGTGTGGAGCAGTGGCTCCTGTATGTGCATAGACTGGTACATCTGCTTTATCGCATAGTGCAAAAAAGTAAATGTCTTCACCTAGGAAACTCTTGCCGTGCCCAATATCTGAAAACAATGGAGCGTCTGGCACAACCTTGCGTATAGTATCCACTACACTGCGGTGCATTAGGACAAATCCCATTCCCGCTGCGCCAATCTTAATAAGTTGATTGATTGGCATTGGGTGGATACGAACAACTCCCAC